GAAACCTCCTTTTCCGATTCGGTCAATTTTGTTTGCAGTTCGGCGGCGTTGCCCGCTTGGCCTTTGATTTCGCCAATAACCCGTTTGGCGTAATCATACGTCTTTTCGGTTCCGTTCTTGGCGATGCCGGATGCGGCCAAAATGTCCGCGTCCAACCCGCCATAAATTTCGCCGGTCTTTTGTCCGATGACCGATTGTTCATCGTTCTTGGACATTTCGACGATTGCGGCCCTTTGGTCATCCGTCAAGCCGGATAATGCGGCATTGGCGTTCAGTTGTTCGGTAGTAAGTGCCATAATTCTTTCCCTTTGAATTTTTGGTTGTTGTCTTTTGTATTACCCCTTTGGTAATGGTCATTCCTCTTTCTTGGCGCGACGGCCGGGCTTCTTGTGTTCCTGTTCCTGTGCGGATTCGGCGGGTTGCGCCTGTTCCGGTGCGGGTTCGGGTTCCGGCTCCGGTTCCGGCTCGGCGGCCGGTGCGGGTTCGGCGTTGGCTTTTGCCTGTTGTTCCGCAAGAGCGGTCGCAACGGCGGCCGCAACGGCGGCGTCAATCTTTTCTTGTTCGGCCTTTTCTTTGGCGTCCGCATCCGCTTTCGCCTTTGTTGCGGCCTGTTCCTTTTGTTCAGCGATCCAATTGTTCGGATCGTGCAGGATCGTGACCTCAAAGCCCTGTTTGCGCAAACTCGGCTGAACAATGGATTCGAAAATCTTTTTGCCGAACTTTTGGATGCGCGGTTTGGAAAGTTTCTTGCCGGTCTTGGCGTCGTATTGCACGACCTCAATCACGGCGTGATAACTCATTTCTTCGCCTTTCGGGACAATGTAGTTGTCCGGCGTAATCTTGTCAATGGGCGTGTCGCGCCCGTCTTTTGTAATCATAAGCCATTTGATATTTGGTTAAACTTGGGCCGGTTCCGGTTTCTGTTCATCGGCATAACGCCGGAATTCGGCCATAATGGTTTCAATCTTTCGTTGGTACGGTATCGCTTCGCCAAAGTCCAAAATGTTGGTGTTTTCGCGTTCGAATCGTCGCACAAAATTAGGAAAATTCAGTTTTATCCGCAAATCTTGTTCGGATACGATATTTTTTTCGAACATTTCCGTAACCTCAACACGGGACAAATGCCGGTACGGTTCCAGTTCCGACAAAAGCATCATCCGACGCAACAACATCGGATCGTTCCGGTATTGGGTTTCGATAATCCTGTTCAACATCATATCCAATTCGGATTCCGGCGCGCCGGATTCTTTGGCCGCTTGATATTGTTTGCGCAATTCATCGGCGGAATACAGGAAGAATTCAGTTCCGTAACTGATGTTGGCCGAAATGAAATACCGTCCGTAACGCAACCTGCATACCGTTTCGTCAACCCATTGTTGGGCCGCTTCGAATCCCTTTTTGACGCGGTTAAGAACCGTTGTAACGGATTCAAAGTTGGCGCGGACCTGTTGTTCATTGAACGCATCACGATTGGTTATGATTTCATCTTGACCGACAACGGCCGTGATGATTTCTTCGCGCAACCGCTTTTGTTCATCCACGTTGTAATCCAAAGAATCCCGGTCCACTTTTAGAATTTGGACCGGATTGCGCAAGTCGGGTTGGTTTTCGTCAGCATTCGGCACGGGGATTTCAACGAATGATCCCGCGCCAACGATGCGTTTGTTGCCACATTTGGGGCAACGCAACAACAACCCGGCCATATCCAACCGGTAACGGCCTTGCTTATCCCGCAAGAAACCGCCATCGCAGTAATCGCCATTTTCCGCGTTCGTGAAATCGCAACTTTGTTCGTACCCGGAAAGAATCGGGTATGCGCCCATCAAATCCAACTGACGTTTGGAAATGTGGAAGAATGCGAACCAGTCCAACGATTCCAGTTCCCCGGACAACGGGGACGCCTTTACGTCCGGTTCATCCAACGAAATCGGTTCGTTCCAAAAGAATCGCGCAGGGCAATAGCCCAAATCGTGCGGGGCTTCCACTTTCGGCATACCGTCAATGTTCCCGGTGTGCTTCGTGTCATCCCATACACGGTACGTTTCATCATCCAGCACAACGATTTCGTCGCGGCGGCGGAACACGATAAAGTCCATTTGTCCCGTGGTCGGGTCGGCCTTATATGTGATCACGTCATCAATCGGAAGCCAATAGAAATACGGTTCCGGAAGCGGGGTTGTCTGTTCCCGTGCGACGTCAACGATTAGAACGGAATTGATTTCGGATTTGAAGAATTCCCATCCTTTCGTTGACCACACGTCGGGTTCATTTAACTTGTTAAGCCGGTATTGCTCCCAATCGTCGCGTTGTTGGGACGTGACAAATTGGTAGTTGAACGCCGGATTGCGGCCATCGAATATGCGGCTTAATTTGTCAAAGCAAACGTCCGTTACCTCATTGGTTTTAATGGGGTAACGGAACAGTGCTTTGAACAAAACGAATTTGTCGTGCGGCAAGATATTTTCGACCATTGCCAAAAATTGGGTCAATGGCAAAGAAATATACGGTGCATTGAAAGACGTAACGCGTTTGACCGTGTGAAACTTTATGCGCATCTGATGCAGTTTCGCACGGCCCAAAACCGCGGACATCTTATTTTCCGCGATCTTCTTTTTTATCTGTCCGACGTCGTATCCCATTGTCAACAAATTCGAATTTAGAATCTTCCGGCAAAGCCCATCCGCCGTTGTTTCGCATCCGCAAAATGCGTTCTGCGTGGGCTAACTCAAATTGTTGGGTAACGCCGTTTGCAACCAACGTTACCGTGGTCGTTTTGGCGTTCATATTAGGCGGGGATTAAATCGGTCAACGGGTTGAAATCGTCGGGTTTGATGATCGCAAGGTTGTCCGAATAGTTGTCGGGATACTGCCATTGAATCGCGTTGGAATCTTTGGCGTCGAAATTCCCGTGAATCTTCGACCCGATGAACAGGGGACGAATGGGAATCGGGTAATAGGTTGTCGGCGTGGCCGGGTCTTGGATGGCTTCGATCTTGCCGTTCTCGTCGAACAGGTAAACACCAAGATTGCCGGCGGCGGCTTCGCACATCAATTCTTTCATCGTCTTGATGACGGATTGAGGAACGCCGCGCAACGAACCGTCGAACTGGACGGGATTTCCGCCAAGAACTTGCGGAATTCCGCCAAGATCATCGTTGCCGCCGGAAGTCATACGGGCATCGCCACCCGAATCGGCCGGGGCGTTGATGTAAGGAGAAACCACGATCTTCGTGCCGTTGGCGGCGGCCAACAATGCGGTCCACGTTGCGAGTTTGGTGATAGTCGGGGCAAGCGGGGTTCCGCTTCCAACCATCGCGTTACGCGTTCCGTCGGCTTGACGCAGACGTTGGAACGCAACTTTTTGGATTTGGCCGAAATTTTCCGGGCAAGTGACGTTGGGAATCGTCGAAATTGCGGTTGCGGCCGGGCATTGACAAATAAGTGACATAGTGCAGAATGTTTTAATTGTTGTTATGCTTTGAACGGCTGACCCTTTGCCGCTTTCGTCTGCAAATATATTTATTTTTTCGATAAATCGCGTAAAATGAGCGCGAAAACAAAATTGGTATCATTTATCGTCTTTCGCTTTCGCGCCCAAAATAGCCCCATTTCTTTGCGTCAATGGACTTTTACGCCACGGCTTGCGGCGTTGTACGGACGTGTGTTGCCGTCTGCAATTTCCTTTTCGTATATGCCGGTCAATCCATCGGCATCGTCATCGTGTTCGTTCGCGTCAAACTTGCGCAGAAATCCGGAAAGATGCTTGTAGAGTTCCGGGAATCTCTTTTCCCATCCAAACGGCATTATGATATGCTGGTTCACGAACGCGGCATTGGTCACAATCCGCGATTCCTTGTTTGCCCCTTGATAGAACGGCACGGTCAAGGCCCTCACTTTCTTCTTGATTGTCTTTTCGAACTGCGAACCGCCGTTGTTCGATTCTATCCAAGCCTTTTGCGTGTTGTTTGCATTGATCATCCGGGGGACAGTTACCGATGTTACTTCCGTAGATTCATCGGTAAACTCAATGTCTGTTATGAGAGCGAACAACAATGGTTCGAACCGCTTTTTGTGTTCGTCCCAAATTTGGTTTTCGGATTTGTAAATATCATACGTCGCACCGAAAAGGAAGTCATCGCCCTCATCTGCAACATCAACGTAGCACCCCGAACGAATGTAAGTCCCCCATTCGGATTTTTCCACCCACGTTTTGAACGGCTGATATAGTTTTCCCGTCGCATCGCCCGGATTGCCTTGATACAGGCATTCGAAACCCAACGGGTCTAACTCCTTTTGCTTCAACAGGCGTTCCAACGAATGCCGTTCCGGCCAAAGGGCCGCGCCTTTCTCGCGTTCGTCTATCTCCGTTGGCGCGCCCGTCTTGATTGCTTCGAAATTTACCAATATCCACTTCCCGGCCGGGACGTTTTCGAAATCTTCCCACTTCTCGGCAAACACAACATCGCCCTTGTCTATAAGTTTGCCAATAATATCTTCGGGATGCCACCGCGTGAAAACGATTAGTTCCTGCGATTCGTTATGCAAACGGGTTTCTGCGACCTTTGTGAACCAGTCCCACGCGGCCGCCCGGATTGTCGGGCTATTTGCTTCTTTCGAATCCTTATACAAATCATCGTAAATCATTACGTCCACGGTCTTGGACGTAAGGGAACCGCCACGGCCAACCACGCGAAGCGAACCAGTATGGCCGACGATTTCAAACACGGTTGAGTTTTTAAGAAAGTTGCTTGCAACCGTTACGACGTTCGCGCTATTCAATTTCGTTTCCGGGAACACGGCCCGGTATTCATCCGAATCAATTATGCGCTGACAATCGCGGTTGAAATCTTCCGCAATAGTGGCGGCATAAGAACAAATGCAAATCTTCAAATCGGGATTCAGTCCCAACATTTGCGACGGGAGAAAACGGCTTGATCCCTGCGAATTATGCGTTGGCACAAGTTCGTAACCAGCAAGATATATTCCGCCGTCAACCTCAATACAGTTGACCACTTGCGGTTCAACATCTTCCACGGCGTCAATGAAGAATCGTTTTTTATCAACACGATCCGCCCGCGTCTTGCATTCCAGTCGTTGTTGTTTTCTTGGTATGTTGAATATTTCATCCGTTCGGTCCGGATGGAACATTATTCGGACCTTATCGCCGCAATCTTTCCCATACAACCGCGCCGTATATGTGTGACGCGTCGGCTTACATCCCAACGTTCGCAACAACACAAACACATCTTTTGCCAATTGTCCGTCCTTTTGGCAAAATTCGCACGTTCCGCGTGTGTTCACGCACCCGTCCGAATCCATCAGACCGCGCAACAACGCGCGTCTTTGTTCTACCGACGCCAATAAATAGCATACCGGAATATGTTTGTTGCATAAAAGGCCCAATTTCCGCAAATCAGACGTTTCCAATCCGGCCAAATGCACACGATATGCCGTCTTGTCTTGTTTTATCTCACAAGCAAACGGGCGCAAATGGTCAATGTCTTGTGCGCCGCAAGAAATCCACTTGTCCCGCGCGTTCCCATCGCCCAACCACACGCCCAACAAATACGGATCAATCGGCAATTCGCTTTTCGGCATTTCCAAAACGGCGTCCGCCGGAACATACGGGCTTCTCCTGTTTCTCCTTTCGAAAATCTGTTGTGTTTCGACGATTTCACGGACGCGGCCTTTGTGGTCATCGTGATCCGCGTAAACAACCCATTCGTGTTGCCGGGCAACTATAAGCCCAAAGCCGTCCGCGAAACACACTTTTTGCGATTCGCATTCATACGAACCACTATTCCAGTTAACACGTCGCGGTTTTCCATCTTCCCCAAACACATAATCCCCCGGCCGCAAATCTTCGTGCCGCTTCCATCCGCGCGTTGTCAATACCGGCGTATCAACCCGCATCGCTTTGCCGTGTTGCGGCGGGGCCTGTATAATCAACTTCTTGATTTTCCCGGCCGCGAACATATCCAACACGCGATAATAGGCACGATGAAAGGGCGATGGCTGAAACGATGGTTGCATATATTGTGCAAACCAAATCAGTTTCCGCCGCGCGCCCTCCTGCAAGAAGATTTCCGGGTTCTGTTCAAACGCCCGTGTTATTTTCATCGTTTCTTTGTCCATATACGCATTGCACCCGGCACATAGTCCGGGCGCGTTATCTATCTCTTTACAGGGTGTTTCGCGGTTATCGCAACGCGAATCAGAAAGACAATGGCCATACCGGCAATTGAGCCGGCGAAAGTGATAATCGCTTCCATAATCCGCTATTTGTTTCTGATTGCGTCAATAACTTGGCCCAACAAATCGTCCGGGACCTTTTCAAGCGAAACGGAATTCTTCGATTCGGTTTCGACCTTGCCCGTAACCTCATTGTTAATCTTGTTCTGCCAATGTTCCGGATCGCGGTTGCACAACGCGAAGATGATTGCGGTCGGGTTCGGGCCGACGGTCTTGTGTACGATCTTCTTCTTCTCAACCTTTTTGCCGGTCCGGGCGTCAACGCCTGTTTCAATCGTGGTTTCGTCATACTCATAGCCGCGCACCAATTCCAACAGGGAACGTTTGCAGTCAACCACAAGTTGCGTATCGTACCAATCTTGATAGTCCTTTTCGGCCTTTTTAACTCGCTCCGAAAAGTTCGCGTCGTCTTTCAGATGCGCATAAAAGGCGGTTTTTCCAACCCTTGCGGCGGTAAATGCGTCTTTGTAACTTTTCCCGTCTGCAATGGCCGCGCACATTATTTCGACCTTTGCATCAGTCCATTGGGGTTTCCGGCCTTTTTTCTTGGGTTCGGCCTTGATTGTCCCTTTATCTTTTGCCATAACTCAATGTATTTTTTGCAAAGTTAATCATTTTGTTGGATTCGGAACAATTTGAAAGATATTCCGTACCAAAGGAAAGCAATTGTAATACAGATGTTCCCGGCATCGCGGACAAGGCCCAACGCCGGGAACAGAATGAATTGCGTTTTGTCAACAAAGACCGTCATTTCGTTGCATCTTTTCTGATTCCACGATGGAACCATTGATCTACAAACGCCTTGATGGTCGGAATATCATACACGCCGTTACTGGATAATCCAACCACGATTGCAAGCATCACGACGCCCAACCAAACCGGTTCGCCGAACTGGATCAGTTGCAAGGCCCACGCGATGACGGAAAGGATTGCGCCGACGGCCCACGCGACCAGTTGCGGCCACATACCTTTCACGATCTTGAATGCGCCGTTGATGACGCCGGCCAATGATACGGTTGCCGCCATCAGTAACGGGGCGATGTACCAAAAATCTTCCGAAAAGATGCCTTTGATAATTTCCATAATGATTTGAATTTATTGGTTAAACTTTTCCGCTTTCGCGGCTTCTTCTTGTTTTTGCTTTGCGAACTTTGTCCATTCGGGCGAATCGAAATAGAACCAGTATAAACCGCCGCACGTTCTTCGCTTTCCACGGCAACAGGCGTTGATGTTTGCCGCGCCCAAATTCATCTTTTCCGCCGCCTTTTTCGCACTCTCACAATACGCGTGTTTACCTTGTTCGTTCACGGCAACAACCGCGCGTTTGTTCCATCCCCACAATGCCGTGTTGACGCGAAGATTCTTTTTACCACGTTCAAGAATGTGGGCCTGTTTTTCCGGCGATAACCATTCATCCCATTTCTTTCCGGTGTTGTGCGGGATATGGCCTTTCAAATACTGGCCGTTCTTGAAATTTCGTGTCGGCCGGCCGTCTGTTCCGTATTCTTTTGTCATTTCGGTTCGTATTCCGCTTCAAATTGGGCTTGATGGATGATTCCAAAACATTCCGGCCCACGGTAAACAATGTATGAATTTTCGATCGCGCGGGAAATCCTTTCCCGGTTCTTGAATTCAAACCACGCACGGCCGCCCAATTTGCGTTCAATTACCAACACGCCGCTTCCGACGAACTGTTGCAGTTCCTTTTCGTTGGTGCGCTTGACCTGTATGGCCCGTATTTCTTCCATCTTCTTGCAGTACACGCCGCCGGGCCTTGCGGCCGCCTGTCCGTCAGTATGCACCGGCACGAAATCGGCGTATTCGGATTTGGCGAACTTGACGCGGATGTAAACCGCCATCCGGTCCGGATCATCAGACATTTCGATCAACCGGTCCCCGGTCCGGCCCTCAACGGCCGCCATAATTGCGGCGATGTAATCCGGATCGTTGTGGTTTCTGTAATCGGCTTCGAAGAAGAAATGATCGCCGCCGTTTTTCAGTTCGCACGGCATCCCGGTCAACGATGCAACCATCTTGGCCAATTCCGTATCAAACGGCGTCAACTTTTGTTTCCAGTAATCTTTGTGGTCCATTACTTTTTGATTTTGCGTTGAATGATATTCCAACCATCCGTTCCGATTTGCATTTCGCGCGGATATTCTGTGATGTCCCCTTTCGGAACGATGATGTTGTACAAACCTAATTGGCCTTTGATCGGCATTTCCACGACGCGGCGCGGGTTTCGCATAAGCCACCCGAAACCCTTGCGCGGGCGTTCGTTTTCGGGAATGCAAGTCGCGGCCCAATCGGCCGGCGTGAATTCTTCCACGGGCTTGACGCCGTACAACTCAACGAATCCGCAAGTGACGCCGGATTCGCGGCCCGGGATGATGGGTTTTGCCGACGAACAAATCAACAGATCGCCACGATAGTTGATATTGCGCGTCCGGACCTCAATGGTCTTTTCGGCGTGATATTCGCCCGATTCATCCCGGAACGCAACACGCGTCAACAAGTCCGCGTATGGCTGTTTGACCGTCAACGCCTTGTAAACGTCGTGTTGGTCCGGGTTGAAATCTTTGCGTTCGATTTGCATAACGATCGGGCTTAAACGTCCATATCGGGGCCGGAATATCCGCCGGGTGCATATTCGGGCGTCGGAGCCGGGGCCGCGTCTGTCTTTTTGCCGCCCAACAGTTCCATTTCTTCGACGTGGATTTCCGTAATGTATCGCGTCTGTCCGCTTGCGTCCTCATACGCCCGGGTCTTGATCTTTCCAGCAAGAAGAAGCGGCGTTCCCTTTTTGACGTACTGTTCGCATACACCGGCAAGGCCGCTTTTGCGGACAACGATGTTGTGCCACTCTGTCTGATCGGGAATTTCCTTTCCGTCGCGGGTCGTGTATCCCCGTTCGGTCGTGGCCAACGTGAATTGTGCAACCATCCCGCCGTTTTCAAAGCGGGTAATTTCGGGGTTTTTCCCGACGTTGCCTTTCAAGAATACTTTGTTCATAACTATTTGTTGTTTGTGTGTGTTCTATTCATCGAATCGGACGCCATATAGCAAATATTCGCATTTCTGATCGTTCCATTGGCCGGCCTTGTTCAGCGCATCGCAGTCCCTGTCATTGAGAAATGAAACCCAATAGCCGCCCGCGCTTGCCGGGCGAAGAATCCGGACCAACTTGCCAACAAAGAACCGGCGCAATTTGTAGTATTCGCACCACGGGGCCAGTTCTACGATTC